AAGCAATACATCGAAAGATCTCAGGTAAACACGCTCGACCAGGTGTTCCAGGGTCTATCACTTGCTTACGCTGGTGCAACCAACGCCAAGGTCGTTGCAACTCTTGCAGCTCTTGACTTCAACGGCAAGACCTTCGACGCAGACGGCGGAACCGCAGCCTCATTGGCCACCGGTATCGCTAACGGCTCGGCGTACATCTTCGCCCAGACCGGTCTACGCCCAGAGTTCATCTTGGCTTCGACCAGCGCATACGTGAACATCGTTTCAGTTGCAGGTGCGGACGCTCGTCCAATCTTGTCAACCAACGGCGATGGCTCGAACACCATTGGTTCGGCTGCAATCCCTGGCCTATCCGGCTCGGTATTCGGTCTGCCAATCGTTGTCGACCCTTCACTTGCTTCAGGTGTTTGCTACTTGGCTAACAGCCAGGCTCTAATCATCATGGAGTCTGCTGGACAGCCAGCACGTCTAACCGACTCTGACATCACCACGCTAACCGACTCGGTTTCTGTCTACGGCTACATGGCTGTTGCAGTTCCACGTGCCGGCGCAATCGTCAAGCTCGACGTCACCGCTTAGTAGGTTCGTTATGACTGTGACGGTGGAACAATTCCGTGAATACGTTGGCACGGCTGAGGAGTCTCAATTCGTTGACGACTGCCTCGACCTTGCTATCGCATGGGTAGACTCTTACATCGGCGAGGCCACAGTGCCTCAGTCGGTTATCGACCTATCTGTGCTCAACGTTGCCTCGGAGGAGTTCCACCGTCGCAGTGCACCTAACGGCGTCGCACAGTTCGCTTCTATGGACGGAGCACCGGTAAGAGTGGCACTTGATCCCTCGAACCACGCTCGACGTCTCCTGGAGCGTTACGTGGGCTTTGCCGTATGACAAGCGAACTAACTACGGCGAAAGCACAGTTTAGCGCTGTGCTGACCGCTGAGGGCTTGAAGGTTATGGACTATGTTCCAGAGCGTTTCATTCCCCCGGTTATCGTCATAGCCGCTTCAGGGACTTATTTGACCCGTTCCAGCATTGCGTCAGAGTTCATCATGGGCTTAGACCTAATGCTGGTCAGTCAGACCGCTACAAACAAGCAAGCAACAGAAACACTCGACCAGCTGATCCAGGACACAATCTTGGCTCTGCCACAATACGCCGGCCTTGTCGACGTAGGTCAGCCCTACACACTGCAAACCAATAACGCAGAATACTTGGCCGCAACGGTTCGAGTAGACCTGCGTATCACAATCTAAGGAAATCAAATGGCTGCTTCGACCCGCATTGTCGGTCAAAACATCATCTTCACCCTCGACGGAGACACCTACGCTCCAGACATCAACATGTTCGAGCTGACCCTAGGTGACGCACCTGGTGGACAGCGCACCATGACCGAGGTTCGTCCAAACGGAGAATGGTCTCTAAAGCTCTCGGGTATCGTCTCAGGCGACTCGACCTCGCTTTACCGCCTACTCTGGGAGAACTTCGGCACTGAGGTTCCATTCGTTTGCAACCCAAACGGAACCACCGCAGGCGCACAGACCCCGAGCTACACCGGCTCAGTCGTGTTCAACGAACTTCCGCCACTAGCACTAACCGCTGGTGAGGACGCTTCATTCGAGGTAACGCTTCGAGTAGTAAACAGCGGGCTCGACGTAGCCAGCAAGCTTTACTACGGCGTAACCGTCGACGTAACTGCCTAAACACTCATGGCAAGGCGAACGCCGTCCGGACGAATGCCCAACGATCTCACTTCTGAGAACAATGGTCTGAAGGTGGACGGCGTTCGTGCTACGGCCGAGTGGCTTGGTCTTATGGGCACACCGGACTCAGCTCTAAAAGCGGCCAACAACGAAGCGGCTAAAATTGTTGCTGAAGCTGCCAAAATGGGCGCCACGTTCAAATACACCAGCCGACCAGGCACAGGTAAATTGATCCGCAGCATTAAGGCAGCCTCCACGATCACCACAGCTGTCGTTCGAGCCGGTGGCGCTTCTGTTCCATACGCCGCACCAATTCACTGGGGCTGGGCTTATGACAAAAAATATTTCATAAATAAAAACATCGAACCAAATCCCTTCTTAGCCAAGGCTCTCGGATACAATCGAGACGTGATACTTGCAACCTATAAAGCGCAAGTCGAAAAACTGGCGGCTGCACATAAGCCGCCTAAACCGAGGTAAGGAACAAACATGAGTGACCAGGCAATCGACTTCGAGCAGCTGACGCTAAACGAAGTAGAAACTATTGAAAATCTAACCGGTATCTCTATCGACCAGGTAGTTGGAGACGGCACACCAAAGGGCAAGAACTTGAAGGCTATTCTGTTCGTGCTCAAGAAGCGTGATAACCCTAACTTCACAATCGAAGAAGCCGGAAACTTTACTCTGAGCGAGGTTACGGCCATGTTCGGAGCGAAAGACCCAAAAGGCAACAACTAAAGAAAGACCAGGCTCGCCGCATGGCTCAGTTTTGTGTGGCGGTCAAAATGACTCCAAGTGACTTCAAAGCGTTGACGCTTATGGAATACACCGAGTTCATTGAGGCTTTCTCGGCGTCTAAGGGTTCCGACCTAGAAGGACTGATCTAATGGCTGGCTTAACTTCATTCTTGAAGGTGACAGTCCTCGGCGACTCGAAGCCTATGACCAGCGCAATGCGTAAAGCCATGCGTGAGTTGGGCAGGGTAGAGGCCGAGGTCAAGAAGATGTCGGGGAACATCAATAAAGCCATGGGCGCCATGGGTATCGGTCTTGGTGTTGCCGGGCTAACCAATCTTGCCAAGGCGGCGTCTCAGGACAACATCTCAATGGTGAAGCTCGAGACTGCTATCAAGAACGCCACCGGCGCAACCGACGAAGCGATTACTGCTAACGAAGCCTACGTCCAGAGCCTAAGCAACCAACTGGCGCTAACCGACGACGAACTTCGTCCGGCCATGCAGGCGCTCGTCCTGGCAACTGGTGACCTTAGCCAGGCACAGGCGCTTTTGCCTATCGCCGCCGACTTGGCAGCCTCAGCAAACATTGACCTGATCACCGCCTCGAAGGCACTTGCCAAAGCGCAAAACGGCAACATGACCCAGCTCTACAAACTTATGCCTGCGCTAAAAGGCGTCAACGACCCTATGGCAGAACTTCAGCGCCTCACCAAAGGCGCAGCCGAAGCAGCAGCCGACGCTTCACCATTCCAAAAACTAAGCATTATCTTCGAGAACCTTCAAGAGACTCTCGGGCAATACCTTCTCCCATACCTGACCACGTTCGCCGAGTGGCTCACCAGCGACGACGGCCAAGACAAACTACAAATGCTCGCCGACGGCTTTGGAATGATTTTCACCAACCTGGCAAACATCATCAGCTTCTTGTCTGACAACACTTGGATCGTGGGAACTATTGCCGGGCTTTACGCACTGGTCAAGGTTTGGCAGCTCATCAATAAGGTGATGAAGGTTGCATATGCAATTACCAAGGGCAACACAATCGCCCAAATGGCTCTCAAGGCTGTGACCGGCTCGGTAGGCATTGGCGCTATCGTTGCCGGTGTTGCAGCCGTAGGCGCTGGCCTGTTGGCGTTTATGGCTATCGACTCGCTACTTGGTGGCACTGACGACTCGGGCACAGTAGTTATTCCAAAGGCTAAGAAGCTCGAGGTTCCTGAGGTCAAGCCGTTCGAGTCTAAGAAGTTGCCAGGCGTCGGAGACGGCGAAGCCGGTGGCGGTGGAGCCAAGGGCTTGAAGAAGGCCGAGTCGGCCCTGGTCGCTGCAATCAAAACGGTGCAGACCAAACTTGCCGAGGTTCGTAAAGCAATCCTCGACATGGCCGTAAAGTTTTACCAGTCCGTCGAACTCGGTTTCGGTCTGCTAGATCGTGGCTCGGCTAAGGTGTTCCGTGCCGACCGTTACGTGCGTGAACTGAAGCGCATGCAGGGAGCACTAGCCGACTACCAAACCAACCTGGCTAAACTGCAATCACTTGGTGGCGCAGCTGCAACACCGCTACTCCAGCAGATTCTTGGCATGTCACCCGAAGAAGGCGCAGCAATCCTTCGAGGCTTCGCCAACTCTCCAGACCTATTCAACGAAGCGCTGGCAACAACTCAAGGTCTAGCCGTAACCGGTGCTCGAGTAGGCGTCTCTGCTTCACTCATGGCAGGCAACCAACCAGTTACTGAAATGGTCAACGAGATCAAGTTGCTTCGTTCTGACTTGGCTAAGGGCAAAAACACTTACAACATCAAAGCCACCATGTCGGCTGCCGAAATCATCAATCAGATTCGTGCCTGGGAGAAGTCAAGCGGCAAGAGAGTCCTGGCTGGCTAATGTTTAACATCTCAACCGACCTCAAGGTGCTAATCAACGTGCCTAAGACGACCGGGCTTTTCTATAACCTAGGCAACTGGGACGAGGAGAACTGGGGAGCAGACGTTGATGGTTATGAGTATGTCAACTTCTCGCACCGGTGCTCAGAGATCCAAACACTAAACGGCGTGACTGCTATCGGAACCACCATTGACTTGGGCGCTAAACAAGGCACAGTAATTCTCGTTGCTCAAGACGAAGACCCTTTAGACGGCCGCACCGTCGTTATCGGCACACAGCTCTGGCTCCAAGTTGACGTGCCAATCTTCGGCGAAATTGTTTGGTTCAAAGCAAACGTGACCGGGCTTCAGCGTGACGCAGACTCCAACGGCCTCAACAGGGTAATAATCACAGTGGGCGACCAGATTGAGCAGCTCACCTCGAGCGAAGTCACAATCTACGAGCCACTAGACCAAACCTTTTACCAACGCTGGCAGTCTATTCTCAACTCTGTGCTCGGCGATGTTCCAATCTCGCTAATTTACGCAGGCGTTCCATACGCACAATTTACGTTCCCTGGCATTGACATCTTTGAGACTGCGCTGCTTGACACAGTCAACGAAACCATGGCCGGCGAACTTGGCTGGTTAGTAACAAACAACCAGGGGGAAATCTACCCTTACGCACACGGCGCACTACTTGCCGAACTAGGTGTGCCCCAGTGGGAGATTCACCAAGATGTAACCGACGGACACATTCCACCAACTTACATCAACCAGGGTTCAGACACTCAGAGCATTATCAACACTCTAAACACGTCGCTCACATGGGATCCAGCAACAATCGTCTCAGTTGTCGACACTGATAACCGTGACCTAGTCGGAGCCAAGACCTTAGACATTGAAGTAAACCTTGCAAACGAAACTGAGCTCACAAAATTCGCTAACTACGCACTGACTCTCAGTGATCAGCAAAACATCAAAGCAATCTCATTCGACTGCTTTGACCACAGGAACCACAAACTTTACGACCTTTGGCAGTTTCAGCCAGCAACATGCGTTCGGGTAAACATCCAATCCGGGCAAATAAACGTAGACGAGAACTACCTGGTCTCACGTATCACACACACAATAACGCCAGACACTTGGCAAACCGACCTAGAACTATGGAGACAATAAAATGGCAGGAGCAGGGTTCAAAACCTTCGTCGCCGGGACTTTAGCAAAAGCCTCGGAAGTAAACACCTACCTCATGCAGCAGAGCGTTATGGTGTTCGCAACGACCACAGCTCGAAGCACAGCAATCACTGCGCCTAGCAACGGCATGCTGACATACATCACAGCGACGAAAACAATCGAGCTGTATGACGGCGCTTGGACTCAAATCGGCGGCGGTAACAACGCAACCTACCCAAACCAAGCTGTAATCACTTCACCAGGTGGAACTGCCAGACCAATCGCTTTTGCCATGACTGCCGGGCAGGCCACGATTACCGGCAACGGCACAATAACAATCGGAGCCAGCGGCCGCTTCACACAGAACCCTATTGTTACCGCAACGGTTTACTCGAGCACAGGAACACGAACCTCGGTCACCCTGGCAACTACTGCAACGCCTCTGACCACAATTACCGCCTATGTATGGAACGGAACTGTTGCAG